CGAAGACAGACCAAAGACGTGGGCTTAAAGGTTCTCGCAGGTGGTACTGGACGAAGGATGTTAACGCGGATAACCGTGATGATAAGCCTGGAATCAGAGATGTGCGGTATTTGTGCGATGTGGATTACTACATCGACATGCCCGAATTTCTGTCTTCCGTTGCGAAACCCGTATTGATTTACACCGTTGTGCCCGAATGTGCAGCTTCTTCAGGAGAAGACGATACGTCGTTCTTCTTTGAAGAAAATGGTTCACTGACCACCCTAGTGGCTGGCTCAGGCAGATACAATCATATGCTATGGGATTATGCTTCTGATTCGTTTCTCGTTTCGAGAACGTTCTTGGGAGTCCCATACCAATCGATTGCGTATGCAGTGGAGAGGAAACAGATTGGCAAACATCGCCAGATGATCATCTTGGCCCCAATTAGGGTCTTTAATGGTCTTAGTGCGATAATCGCCAACTACATACTCGAAACGAAAGAACTAAAGAGGTTCAATCCTATAAAGGTTGGACCCAATGGAGATAAATTTGTGCGGTTTCATACCGTATCGCATACCGGCGAATTGCTGGTGACGACTGCTCGGCCTGGAACAACTCTTTGTTCCACTGTGCCGCAGACAGTTGATGATGTGGTAGCGACAGCGAATAGATTAGGAACTACATCCCTAATGATTCCCACGACTGCTAGTTGGGTTGACGATCGGCTACAAGCCGCATTGTTGACTGACTACCATCGTAGTTGTGGCAAAAGAGCCACGCTTACCGTCTATCCCGTGGAGAAAGGGGTTAGAGCTTACCAATACAAGCCATTAGAGTTTGATTGTGAAGCGAAACCAAAACTCCAAGCATTCATGAGTCCCCTGGTTCATGGAGCATTCGCACCTGTAGCTAATAAGGCAGGAGAAGAAGCATGCGTCGAAGGACGCATCACTTCTCTAAGAAGACCTGAGCCCAGACCGAATAACTTCCGTGACCGATGCATGGATGAGTTTGCGAACCTCATCATGCGTGATGTGCACCTTGAACCCGTCTGTTTTGAAGTGGTTAATGCAAAACAGACCAGCGCTGCCCAGCAGCTGTCCCTGCGCAAGGCCGTCCTAACTGGACAGTTCCGCAAGTATGTCCTAA